CACTTTCTGATGACTCATTTGGAATAAGCTGGTCAACATCAAAATTCGCTTCAAAAAACTTAAATGCAATATTATCCAACGCGAAGTACTCTACGCCATTCAATACAACTTTTAATTTCTTCAAATACTTATTATAGTTGAAGCACTTAATCGGAAACTCAAATTTATCGGGAAGTAGTTTATAATTAATAATCATTTGAAGATTTCTCAAGTTTACTGTATTTTTCTTACCACAGATAGAATCAATATATGCTCGCATAATATCCATTCTATCACCAAATTCATCAAACGCCCCAGATTTAATTAGATTGATAACTTGTGGCTTCGTTAGTTTAACTTTATTAAGAAAATCTTCCATAGAACTATATGGACGGTTAGCTATAATTTCTTTAATTAATTCCTCACTAATTCTTGTTATACCACTAAGTCCATAACGAATTGTATTATTTTCAATATCTGGTGAAAAGGTCATAGAAGATTTATTAATGTTTGGAGGAGTTACTGAGATACCACTAGCTTGAATTTTACCAATAGCTGCCGCAATTTTACCATAGTTGTTGGCTTTTGCTTTCTTCTTTTTCTTTTCTTTTTTAGTGATTACTTCTTCGTCTTCATCATTTTCGTCGTCATCATCGTCACCGAATTCTTCGACATCATCATCATAGACGATTTCCTCAATGAAATCATCAGCATCATCGCTCTCAATTTCATCTTCATCACTTTTCGCGCCACCACTATCAGCAATAAGACAAGCGCAATTCCAAAACATTATAGGATATTTATATGCAAGATTCATCTCTTGGAGCGCAATCAATGAATATGCAAGTGTATGACTTTTATTAAAACCATAACCACGACTCGTTGCAACAAGAACGTTCCAAACATAATTACAAAGATTCTTACTTAATCCTTTTTCTTCTACTCGTGCAAAATATTCTTTCTGAAGCTGTTCATAATCTGCAGGATTTTTCTTAGCAATTGCTTTACGGAGTCTATCTGCCCAAGTTAGGTCAAAACCACCACACTCAGGCATTTGTACTAACTGCATAAATCCTTCCTGTGATTCACAAATACCATATGAAATTTTTATGATTGGCTCAAGAAGCTTTTGCTCTGCTTCAGTCAGACCATAACGCTCCATTTCATCATACCAAAGACGAATATCTTTTTTAAAGCGCGCAAACTTATTTAGAGGCTGTTCTGCTCCTTTCTCTTGCGCCATTAGTCGAATAACAGAGTTTAAAGTTGCCAAGTCATCAACGCTTTCTGGTTTGGTTAGTGCGATACCTTGAATACCACTCTGTTTTTCCATTTGGAATAAAGATTGAATCTTATGTTCCCAAACCATTTTCCACATATCCTTGGCATTTCTCTCTAAGTTATAAATACCAATTACATTTTCGTAGGTTTCTTTAAAATTTCCATTATATTCAATAAAACCATGTTCAATCAATAAATCAAGACAAATATGAATCTTATCCAACGCCTCAACAGACAGTAGGTCATACTTAATAAGACTTACATCTTCACAATCGTGAAGGTCAAATGCTGTGATAACTGTGCCATCGGGCGCCCTCATAAGTCCAGTTGAGTTTGTAAAAGGTTCGTCAACGAAGATTACTCCACCTGCGTGGATACCATATCCGCAAATCAAACCCTCAATTTTTTTCGCAACTGCCCAAACCTCTGGATAGTTGTTAGTCATTTCAAATACAAACTGTTTATTCGGAGCTATGTTATTTTCTTCATCACCATAAAAAGTCTGGTCTAGTGTTCTTAATATTCCACGGTCAGCAGAAATCATTGAACTTAGATACTGTGCAATATCTACATCAACACCAAGTCCACGACAAGCAGTTTGAATAGCACTCTTAGATTTCTCTTGCCTAAAAGTTGCTACGTTTGCTACATTCTCTTCACCATAAGTTTGACGTAGATGTTCAAGAACCTGCCCACGACGTCCACCCTCAATATCAATATCAATATCAAGAACAGAAACGCGGTCTGGGTTCAAAAATCTCCATGGATATGTTTTTGTATTTTCCCACAATGGATTAATCTGTGTTATTCCAAGCAGATATAATAAAATGAAACCAACGCCTGAACCACGTCCAGGTCCAACTATAGTACCAGCCTTCCAACATTCTTCGACAATCTTTTGAAGGTTTAAATAGTAGGCACTCCACTCTGCATTGTTTTTCCTAGAAGAAATCCATGTCATCTTTAAACATTCATTAATTTCATCATAGATTTCTTGACTATGTAATTTCTTATTAGTCTCAAGTTCATTAATTAGTATTTTAGCTAGATGATTGTCGCTCTTGTTATCGGAAAGATAAAATTCTAACAGATTAGGTATTCTTTGAAACCATTTGTCTTTTGTCTCTGTCGCAATGTAAGATGCTTCCTTCCATGCCAATAAAGGAATTTTAAGCGGCTTAAGTAAGGAATAATCCTCACACATATCTTTAATCTTTAAGATATTTTCATATGCCTTTTGCACTTCTTCTTCGGATAGTTCTAAATAACTTTCTAATTCTTCAGTGTCCATCATATATGTTGTGGCATAGAAGCTATCAACTTCTCTATCACCATTTTGTGAGTTCAAGTAAGCCTTATGAATTGGTGCGTCTGACTTCTTTAAATAATGTGAGTCGGTTGTAATAATATATTGGTAGCCATGACTCTTAGAAATATCTATTAACGCTCGGTTAACATAAATTTGGTCTTTATTTTTAGATGGCTGAAGTTCAAGGAAGAAATTTTCTTCCCCAAAAATCTTAGCCATCTGATTACACCATAACAAAATTTTCTGATAAAGTGTTTCGTCTTTTGTTTCTTTATATTTTATTAATTGAGTAGGGAGCGCGCCGCCTAAACAATTATGAACTATGACATTTTCGCACTTAAAAGAATGGGTGGTATTATTTAAACAATAAACATACTCATGAGACAATTGTATTTTTTTGTCTTTAATACGTATTTTTCTATAATGAACATTATCTATAACACAAAAATCTTTTTTCTTGTATTGTATAGCATCATTAAAACATTTTACAATATCATTGTGAGTATATAATTTGGTTTTACATAAATTTCCAATAAATTTATTTGAACCTTGTAAATACCAACTATCTTGATGATTACAGTTATTTCTATATCCGCCCTTTGAATAACTGATATTGGTAGTAATCCCCAGTTGATTTAATAATTCATAAAAATCATATGCTAAGCGTTTTGAAATAGAAGCAACCACGAATTCTCCAGTTGGATATTTAATAGTTTCCGTGGGTTTCCTAATTCTAAAATATCCATCTGCCAATAAATAACCAAAAATTAATTCATAACTTAGTTCATCATTGATTTTTAATCTTTCCGGAATATATTTATTATTAGCTTTAACATCTCCAAACAACCAATAAAATAAATCAATCAATTCTACACAAGAAGAAGTAATATCTACACGATTATTTTTCTCCCTTCTATTTACGTTCCAAACAATTCCAAGTTGCTTTCCCGCTTCACGAATAAAACTTTGATAATATACTTCAAATTCTTTTATATTCAATGTAAAGGATAATCTTGGATTTTCTTTTAAAGATAAACATCCATCCCCCAAGAACAATCCAAAAAGTCTCATTAATTCAGGGGTAATTATAATTTGTTCTGGTAAAACATAACTTTTATGACTATAATTAGAATCTTTAAAATAACTATGTAAAAATTCTTTTTTATTTATAATAAAATTATCTTTAAATGGATAGTTTTTATTAAAGGGGCGTAAACAAATGTGCTTTGTATTACCTCTATCAATAATTAAATCTTTAGCTTGGGTCCATTTAGGGATTTTACTATTTCCAGTAATTGTTAAAAATTGATGGTTTTCAGTACATATAATGGGATTTTCGTTTCCAGAAAACTCGATTTTATACATCCAACCATTATACCAATTACAAGTTGGCTCAATTACTTCTTCCCATTCACCATACCTATTAAGAACATAGTCACCTTTTTTAATATACTCAATAGGCTTCCATCCTTCTTTTGTTTCAACCATAGTACCTTCTCTAAAACAAGCAGTACTTCCAATAACATGACCAGGATTTACCGCAATAATATCAATTAAATCTTGATAATAAGTAGGTACTCGGCGCATACCGCGCGCCATATAGGAACGCTTCCATGCTCTTGTTGAAATCTCACGAATCTGTTGATGACCGATTGCATCTTTCGCAAGCAGAACAAAGTGATAGTATTTATCATTTTTACTATTATAATTATCTCTATTTAATCCATTTCTACAAAGATAAATTTCATTACCTAATATAACTTTAAAGTTTGGGTTCTTTTCTTTTATTTTTTTATAATATTTCTCAACTTTTACAGCATTACTGACACAGTCATGGTCTGTAATGGCAACGACTTCATGTCCGAGTTCGATTGCGTAATCAATTAATTCATTTTCTTTTATAATACAATCGCGCAGACGAAGATTTGAATACTGCGTATGATTATGAAGTGAGCCTGGGTATCGTAATTTATTTTTCATTAATCATACTCCTTTTTCATCTTTATAATAATATTATAACACAATTTTAAGAAAAAATCAAATTGCTGCTTAAAAATCAAGTAAATTATCTTCCTTAATCTCATAACTTTCAATAAAGATTTGTGGCGTGGTCACTCCATTCCATTTATTTAGGTTGGCCCTCCCAACTAATTCAAGCTTAATGTTTTCGTACTGATTGAGTTCCTCAATTAAGTTTTTAGCAAAAAACTTCATATAGGCAATACCATTTTTTACAATTTTTACTGTATCTTTGTTTTTACCCATGATTTGAACATCGGATTTTTTAATAAAGAAATCATGGACATAAATCAATGGTTCAGGGTTCTGCTGTGACCATACAAACTTATATTCTGCTAAATCACGGATAAGTTCGTCTAAATCGGCTTCAGACGCTCTACGTTTAAAATTGACTTCGTAATATTCTTCACCAAAATTATACTGAGAAAGTTGTTCATTACTAATTCGATGTAGGTTACTTAAGTTACTATTCTTAATACTACATCCAGCCGCATTATCATGTCCTTGAACATATTCAAACAATCCAGTTGAATCAAGATATGCTTTAAATGAACCCAGTTCGGAATTTGTTAGACCACGAATAGAGCCGCGTACATATCCTTCTGGATTAAGGCGCGCCACAATCGTAGGTTTCTTATAACGTTGACTTAATTGCATCGCAATTAATCCGTTTAGTTCACTTGGAAAATTATCATCTTCTTCAAGCCTAATGAAAAGAATTTGATTTTCAAGCAAACCGTACTTAAAGATTTTTTGCTCAAGGCGTGCAACTGCCTCATCTTTTAATTTATTTTGACGCGCTCGTGCATTTACGCACTCGCGTGTAGATTCAACTGCGGCTTCTTCAAATGTTCCTTTCGCACCTCGTTTTAAACAAGGAACCATCTTATGCCCATCAAGAAAAGCGGTTAACATTCTGGCTTTTTCTTCTTCTGTTCCAACACGAACCATAGCATTAATCAACGGCACTATATAAAACGCAACAGACATAGGATTTAGTGCGTCAAGTAATTCTTGGTCAGTAGCAAATTGTTTTCCTGTAATAGAATAAGATTGTTTCTGTGCAATAGTCCAGAAAAAATAATTCTTAATGTTTGAAAAACCTTTGCGCCAAAAATATTGATTTTCAATTTCAAGACCACTCATCATATCTCCGCAGATACCAAGGGCTGCTAAGTCAATATAATCATCTGCCCAATTTTTGTCAAAATAATAGTCCATTGCACGACAAAACTGATATGCCATACCGGCGCCAGATAATTCCTTGTTTCTATATTTCGGTGAAAGTTGATTATTAATGACCGTCATGTTTGGCGCACTTATTGGTTCTTCAACCAAGTGGTGGTCAATAACAAGAATTGGGCATTTAATTTCTTGCGCATATTTACTATCATTTGAACCAGCATCAGGTATAATTAGTAAATCAAAATTCATATCTTGAATATCCTGCCAATGTTCCTCAAGACCGTGCGCTTTCCCATCGTGGATATAATAATCAATCTTAAGACTTGGGAGATAACGAGATAAGTATTGTCCAATAATAGATGCAGAAGTGAACCCATCAACATCAGAGTCTACAATGATGCCGATATGGGCTGTTGCAGGCAACGCAGAAATAAGGTCAACTCCCTCCTTAATATTTTCAAGGTCGCGCCAATCTTGTAAGGCTGATTCATCAGGATTCATAAAAGCCTTTACATCTTTTATTCCTCTTGAGATTAACAAATTTTCACCATAATTAGACCTTATATCTTTATTTATTAGTTTAATCTTCAATTTACAATTACTCTCCTGTTCAATAATTTTTTAAATGTTTCTTCTCCGCGGTCAGATGGAGATTCTTTTAGTTCAAGAAGACCTTCTCTATCATAACAAAACGACATTTTTGCGTAATTAGTATATTTTTTACACATATTATATAGTTTCTTAAAATATTTGTCTTCGCCAGGCTTTTCTTCTTTATCAAAACAAATAACTATTTCTTGAGGGTGACAGTATCGAACTAACAAATCTAATTGGAACTTATTAAACTGACTGCCGCATACTGCAACACTACAATTAGGGAAACTAAACGCCTCACATTGTAGACACGCTTTTTCACTCTCAAAGACATAAGCTATCTGATATTTTTTTATATTGGCATAGTTTTTATTTAATCCATAAAGATTTAAGCTTAATGGGTGACTATACCATTTTTGTTCTATTTGAACTGGCATATATTTTCCAATATTCTCAATCTCCCATTGATTCAGCGCGCGACCTCTAATTCCAACCAACTGTCCGAATATATTATAATGTGGGATGATGATTTTGTTCTGACTTATTGAAAAACGAATATTGTATTTATCCATCGCCTCACGAGTTATGCCATCTCGTTCCCATTCTAATGGGTATTTCTTAATGAACACATCTAAGATTTTATCTGGATAGGTTATTAGTTCTTTTCTATCTTTTCTTTGAATATATCTATCTTTGATGCTCTCATATGGTCTTGCGGTAAAACCCTCAACTGTTTGTGATGGCGCGCAATTTAGAACAACATTAAGAATATCTTGATACCAGTCGTATGTTATACCACGTGTTTCATAATAAGTTTTAAGCATCTTAAAGATGGACATATTTCCATCTTCTGTATAACACACGAACATATGAGTATTTCGATAATAATAGAGTTTCAATGAAGCATCTCTACTATCTATATTATGACAGATAGTAGGAAAACGTATAAAATTTTCTTCTTCTACATAAGTAGAAGCACCCAATGAAACCATTAATGAGATAACAGCCTTATCATCTAAATTTTTTATGATTTCTCTATAGTCTAAGTTCATGATACTTCACTTAATTCTTTTAACTTTATTTGTAAGGTTCTTTTCTCTTCATCTTCCCAATTTTCAACCACGGGAGGTATATCACAGTTTACAACTTCCAATCTTGAGTCTGTCATAAATAAATCTTTCTTTCTTAGGTTGCCCAGGTCAACAAAACTCCATATTCTAACTTGATTATACTGTCCAGACCTTACTTTATAAATATCTGTAACAATATTTGGAACAAGCCCGTTGATAGCGATTACATCCTTAAGAATATCCAACTCTTCTTTTGTGGGTCGTGCCATAATCATACCGACATCAGCCTTATTGATAATTGCACGAGAACCAGCAATACTTCCTTCATTTCGAATATTCTTATTATCGTCTGCATTTGCGTTAACTTGTGTTGAAGTCATAACAAAAATATCTAATTCAACAGCTAATTCTTTTAATGCATTTGAGAACATTAATAGAATTTCATCATTACGGAGCGCGACTCCTTTGAACTCATTCAATAATGATGGAGAAATAAAAATATAATCATAAAAAACATATTCAATATTTCTTGTTAAACAATTTTCTCTAACAATATTCTTTACTAATTCAATAGTTGGGTTTGGCATACGAACAATAATAAAATTATCCTCATATTCTTTCATAACCCAAAGAGCCTGTTTGATAATTAACTTTTCTTTTTCAGAGAATTGACCATATCTAAACTTCGATTCATTCATACCAGTTAGATAAGCCAAAATCATTTTCCTTATTTCTTTAAAATCTTGTTCTGTCGTAATGACTAAGACTTTCTCGTTATATCCTTCTTGTACCCAACTACCAACCTTATCATCATATCTGAAAGGATAGGCTAAATAGCAGGCATCTCCAACCGCTTGACGAGTTTTGGATATGCCACTTGAGCCAGAACGAATATAAAATGCTCCCTTTCGCGCACCAGCCACAATTTCATTTAGGATTTCACCTTGAATTGGTTTACCAATATCAGAACCACTACCCAAATCTTCTAATAGTTCTTCCATACCACAATAAGCGGTCTGACTTTCACTTACGTCGTTTCTTAAAAAAGCACTTTCTACTTGCAGGATTCGCTTCTTAATTTCGTTCAAAATATCGCTTATTTCTAACTTTTCAAAGTTCTGGTTTATATCAACAGCATTGGGGTCGGTTAAATTTTCATTATAAAATTGAGTAGTATCAATTCCTTGTTTCTTTAATTCATCAAGTAAATTAAATTTCTTTAGTCTTTTATAATAATATGGGAAATTGCTTACATCTGAGACATATTCTGCATCTTGCAAATATTCAATTCCATTATTCTTTTGAAAAATTAGCTTTGCGCTCTCATTGGTATCAAAATAATTATCAATATCAATAGCCGAAATACTTGTTGCGCCGTTTTTATAAAGTCCTTCAATAGCAATAAATAAATACTTATAAAACTTTGTTCTAAAATCTTTCGGCGTTAGTATATACTTATCTGTTTCACTTAGAAATTGTGGATGCTTCATTAAACAGCCAATTATCTGCAAAATACTGTTTTTGTCAATCATTCATCGTCCTCCACATCTTCTAATCTAAAACTTGCCTTTGGCTTTTCTTTTTTCTTTCGAGTAATAACAATCGGCTCTTTTTCAGCACGTTCTTTCATTTGTTGTATAATAGCAGCCGTGATACCCCTGTTTCTGCGTTCTTGTTCGCGCCAATATTCCGTACCCTCATAATAGATATAAGGAAGGATACCCAAGGCGCCATTAGCTTTACTCCAATCATTCTTTTTAACTCCATAAAACCATTTTAGCGCAAGAAACATACCCTTATAAGTCCAATCTTTATTTTTGAGTTTATATTGTTTCATTTGTTGAGTTATTCGCGCATAATCACAAGTTCCTTTCAAATCTCTTTCAATAAAAATAAAAATGTTCTGCCGGTACGTTTCAAACTCATCTTGGGTGTTTTTTGTATCAGGTTTAACACTTCCAGGAATTTTCTTTTCATTCCAACAGTCAGTATGATAGTACCAACGAACACTTGGTTGTACCCACTTATCTTTATCCAATTTGTCGGTGTCAAATGGTACACCACACCAGCGACACTTAACTATATGGCTCATTTTTTCACCTCTTTTCTTCCTACTTATATTATATCATATTTTTAAGAAAAATACAAATTTAAAAGAGGTAAGATACATATATACCTTACCTCTCTATATCTTTATATAAATTATGACACTATTTTACGAGAGCATTTCCCTCATCTCTAACACGACAAGTTCATACAAGTCGCATTGGTCTTCAGTAATTTCAGAAAGTCTCATCGGTCTACCGAAAATAATTTCAACCTTTTTAAGGATTTTCTTCGCGTTGTCTGGGTCAATAGCTACCAACTTATTCCAAAGTTCTCTTGCTTCTTCGCTAATTTCTTCAAATGAACGACTCTGTTCGATAATTTTTTCCTGTTTGTCAACTACCACAACACCATCAAGTTGTTCAGCCTTGTCAATGGCATCACTAATAGCATCAACAAGTTCTTGATAACCAAATTTAATCTTTGGTGCAAGATACTTAAATCTTGAGCCTGCGAATAATGTTGGAGTTTCCCTTGTATAAAGCCAGCGCTGATTTTCACCATCTTTGTATTCATTACCGATATAACCGATAATATCAACAATACCATTACAAATCTCAGCGGCACGTTTAGGAAGCTCTGGTGAGATAATCTCAATTTCACTACCATCGGCAGTCTTTTCAATACGAGTAGCGTTATGAGCAATGAGAACTACACCATAACCAAGTTGTGTAATTTTCCTGAGAGTGGATTCAAATTCCTTTTTACAGGCAACATATCCAGCGCCCCATTCGATATCACTAATTTTCTGAACACCATGCTGCGCGCAGATATATTGTTCGCACAAATCCCACGCGATTGATATAGTATCAATGATGATTGTTTCGAAACGTTCACGAGCCTCAGGTTTTTCAAGTTGGCGAACAACCATCTTAAAGTCTGACCATTTGACGATATCCTGAGCAAAGATACCGCCAATGGCATTATAGCCTTTTTCAAAGGCACACAGAAGAGCTTTTGGAAATTGTGTTGCCGCAGTCGTCTTACCAGACTTGGCTTTACCATATAAGAGCACATATTTCCCCTTCAGGTCACGACTAATAACTGTCGGAGTAAGACTTAAAATATCAATAGCCATGTCTTAAGTCCTCCTTAAAAACCAAGGTCATTAACGTCAATACCAACAGAAGTCGCAGGGGCTGGTGCTTTCTTGTTTTTTCCTTTTTCCTTTAATTCGTTCAGTCTTTCCTTACGTTCTGCAAGGGCTTTCTTAATATCGTTAATATCGAAGGCAAAATCTCCTTCGAGCGGGTTTTGTGAGCCACCTGTAATAACGAGTTCGCTAAGTGAAGTTGTTACGACACGTTCAATAGGCTCACCAAAGTCTACTTCCTGTGTTTCAATGTGAGTCTGGGATGTGAAATTCAGACGACCATTCGCCTTAAAGGTTTCATTAACCTGCCAATACTGCTCGATAGCATCAATAACGTTGGGGTTTGTTGCTACGAGTTTGACTACATCAACTTTCTCGCCATAACGAGGAACAATAGCTGTAACTTCAAGCTTCTTGGGTTCAACTTCAACACCTTCTTTGTCAACGGCATAGGCGATATTAGAAACTACGAATTCTAATGAGAATGTTGCCTCAGGCTTAAATGTACCTGTAGCACGAGCTACGAATGAAGTAGTGATACGGGGGAAGGAAATGAACTGACCATTCTGTCCAAAATATTCATTCATGTCGATACGAGCACTTGTGATACGAACCTTGTCGGGTTCAACACCGCTAGTCGCGGCAATCGGGATTGAAACGTACTCATTCATAACCTTTTCAATGGACTCAAATGAAGGGTTAATTGTACCCTTTTTGGTATACTTTGTAGCAAACATATGAACGGGAATTTCTAACGTTGTTGGCACACCATTAATTAGCTGGTCGACCTGAACCTTAATCACGCCGCCAATCGTTTCTACGGGCTTACCATCTTTCACGAAAGAACCATACTTTAAATCAATTTCTGAAAGAATACCTTCAATTTTTACTCTGTTTTCTGCTTCTCTTAACATTTTTTTTCTCCTATTTTATTTATTGGTTCTTTTTGATTAATTGGCTCCCTTGCGGGAGCCCATATCAAAGTTTAATTATTCCGCATCTTCACTTGGAACAAAAGCCTTACCATCTTCAGTCAAAACAACGTATGTTACAGGCTTATCAGCGCCTTCAACAGTAACCTTGTCACGCTCAACCAGACCTTTCTTCACTAGGTCATTCACGGTTGCATTGATTGAACGAGATTCACGACCGGTTGCCTTACAGATTTCCTCTATGCTCACACGGGCGCCATTTTCCTTAACGTAATTAAATACCTCAGAACTTTTTTCAGTTAACTTCATAATTTCGTCTCCTTTTTAATAAAAATTTTTTTTATTTTCGCCTCATTTTTAGTCTGGCGACCGACTTGATTTATATTAAGGCTAACAGAGGGATTTCTCTCTCTCTCAACCTTATATATATATTATATAATAATTTTTGAGTTTTTTCAAATTTTAACTCGTTGAAATTTAAAACTTTGAAATTCTAATGACCTTGCTCGTTTCTGTCATTTTTATCGTTTTTGTACCTTGCGCGCCACGCCCAGATTTAGCAAAATCATTTAATTTTACACGAATTTGCGCGGATGTAGAGCTGACTAAGATATCAGAATTATCAACAATTGGTAAAAAATCACACAAAACTTCTTCTTTCTGAATTTTTACACCTTTAGTACCACGTCCGGTAGTTTTAAACTCTGTGATATCCGTCCTTTTTGAATAACCCTTTTCGGAAATAGATAATATTTCTTTCGTATTTTTTGGAATAATCCTTGCACTTACTACAAAGTCTCCCTCATTCAATTTCATACCGATTACACCACGAGCAATTCTTCCAACAGGACGAATTGGAGAAGTCTCAATCATAATGAAGTGACCACGAGATGAAAGTAATCCAATTTTTTCATCATCTGTGAATAAAACACTTATAATCTCATCATCTTTGTCAAGAGTAAGAGCAGTTGCACCCACCCTCCTCTTCATATTATATTCTGAAAGTTCGGATTTTTTAATGATACCATTTTTTGTCACAAAAATTATATATTTTTTCTGACCAGTTTCAGATATAACAGTAGCATTTTTAATTGTTTCATAAGGGAGTAATGTTATTAAGTTATTAAGATATTGTTTTTCTCCCACAATAAAATCACTCATTTTCATATGGTAATAATTACCATGAGAAGTAAAGAATAAAATTTGATTTGTATTCTCGCCAATTATATTATCAATAATGAATTCGTCATTTTCAAGTTTAAACTTCGTGCCAACTCCATTACGCTTTTGCGCATATAGCGTAGATGTTTCTGTAACAAAAACTGCACCCTTATTAGTAAAAGAAAGAGATAATTGTTTCTTTTCGATAATATCTTCTTCTCCAACAAGGTTTAAAACCTTAGTCCGGCGCGCGTCACCAAATTTCTTGGCAACTTCTCGAAGGCCTTTTTCAATTTCTTTCTTTAAAAGGGTTTCATCATTTAGAATATTTCTGATTTCTTCTGCTTTCTTAGTAAGGTCATCATGCTCTTCTTCTAATTTCTGTATTTCAAGATGAGCCAGCTTTGAAAGTTTCATATCCAAAACTGCTTTTGCTTGGGCCGCATCAAGAAGGAATTTTTCTTGTAATGCTTTAGATGCTAAAGCAGTAGATTGTGATGATTTAATTATATGAACTACTTCATCAATAGAAGCCATACAAATCAGCAGGCCTTTAATGATATGTAAACGGTCTTCTATCTTTTTAAGGTCAAACTGAAAACCTTTTGTATAAATTTCCTGTTCATGGTTCAAATGTGCTTGTAGGGCTTCCTTCCAAGTAAAAAGTTTTGGGCGTCTTCCATTGTCAAGCATCACAAGATTGATGCCATAATAATATTGAAGTGAAGTATTCTTATAAAGATACTTCAAAACCTTGTCGACGTTTCCTGTTCTTGTAAGATAAATTTTAATATTTGGCTCACTTGCAGTCAAGTCGTTAAATCTGTCAATGCCAGGATTCTCTTCACCATTAATAATTTCTTCAAGTTCGGCGCAAATCGTATTTGTATAAACTCCATAAGGGATTTCTTTAACAATTAACGCTCGCTCTTTTGAGTCAAATTCAATAACGGAACGCAACTTACACGCCTTACCATTTCCAGTTCTTAAACTTTCTTTAACTTCATCATTATTTAGAAGAATTGCCCCTGTTGCGAAGTCTGGCGCACAATAAATTTCATCAAAGCTAATGTCTGGGTTCCAAAGCAATTTAATTAGTGCTTCGTTTACTTCTCGCAGATTAAATGCAGGAATAGATGCCCCCATACCAATACCAATACCAAAACTTCCATTTACAATATTATAGAAGCCCTTTCCAGTTAGAACTGCTGGATATTGTTCAGTATCATCATAGTTGTCTCTCCATTCGGAGATAGTATTTTTTTTAATATCTGCAAAAAGATATTCAGACAGCGCCGAGAGTCTTGACGATGTATAGCGAGGTGCTGCCCAGTTTCCACTTTCCATTAAATTACCATAAGAACCCTCAACCTCAATAAGAGGGTACCTCATAGCAAACGGCTGTCCCGCCCGCATAATAATACCTTCGCAAGAACTATCTCCGTGTATATAGACTCTCATCGCGCTACCAATTGCTTTTAACGTCTTTTTAAATGGTTTAGAATGAAGAAAATTATCTGTATACATACAATAGAAAATTTGGCGCGCTGATGGTTTTAAACAGTCTCTAACATCTACTAGGGCACGACTCTGAAGCACAGCTCCCGAATATTGTATAAAACTTTCTTCAATAATTGGTTTTAATTTTGCCATACTTTTTCCTTTCATCCTATAATATAATTATAACTCATTTTTTTCTTTTTTTCAAGTTTTATTCTCTTTTATATTTTACTTATTTATTTTAAAAATTATATGTCCATTCTTTTTATTGTATGATAAAATATTATTTGACTCATATGTTTTTATAATAAAATCATTAATATTTAAATTATAATTATTAATTATATGTTTTAAATTTTCTAAACTATCTGCTCCATATAAGATATTAATATCTCCATTGGAAAAATCTGGCATTGAAGAATCTCTTGGATGGCCATCTCTATAATAAAATGGACCGCCACCATCCTCTTTTTCAATCCGATAAATAATCATTATTCTCTTATCTCCGAAAAATCAATATTCTTAAAGATAAATTCACTTCGAGGAGCGACATCTTTGCCCATAAGTTCCTCAAGGAGAATAATGGCGTCTGGAGTTACTTCAAGAATATCCATTCTTTGGTTTTCACTAAACATAGAATTCTTTGCTTGTTGCTCACTTAAAGCACCAAGCCCTTTAACACGAGTAATCTCACCCTTTGGTTTGGCTTTTGTAAATTCTTCATCAGTAAAATAATAAGTCTCTTTGTTGCCATTTTTTACAATATAAAGTGGTGAACGAAGCCAACACAATCTACCTTCATCTAAAAACTTCGGCGCAAGATAACGAAGCGCAGACATAATCAAAAGTCCAATATGAAAACCATCACTATCGGCATCGACGCAGATAGCAATTTTCCCATACCTCAACTTCTTCGCATCGTATTTCCCTGGTATAATATTCATCGCACTTAAAAGAGTTTTAATTTCTTCATTTTGAAAGATTTCTTCTTCGGGGTGCGCCAAACAGTTTATCATTTTACCACGAATAGCAAGAATACCATATTTTTTGGTGTCGCGCGCAATTGCCATCGAAGCAGCGGCTGAATTACCTTCAACAATTAATAAAATTGAGTTTTCTCCAAGATATTCAGCATCTTTTAATTTATCAGAAGCAAAAACCTTTTTCTTCTGATTTTTCTCAATATCTTTTGTCGCTTCAAGAATTTGGCGTCGCGCTCTAGCAGCGGCTGCTTCTGCTTTTTTCTCTTTTGTAAGAACTTCAATAATTCTTTCAAAATCATTCTTATTTTTTATAGCGAAGTCTTTAATTGCTTCGCTGAATACTGTTTGTGTATATCCACGCAATTCGGGGTTTTGAATTTTATTTTTAACTTGGTTCTGATAAATTGGATGCGGGTGACGAATATTTATAATATATACTAACCCCTTACGAATCATATCGGCATCGAATTCACCTTTTGAAAGTGTATTAATGGTTCTGGTAAACGCAGTTTTCGCACCAGTAATAGGCGTACCACCTTCGCTATTGAGGGCGCCATTAGAAAAAACATAGGCTTGTTCCTTACCAGCAGTCCACTGTGCAAAAACTTCAACCTCAACTTCATCATCAAATTGTTTATAACCATAAATAAAATTTTTGTGTAGAGGGTTTTTAATATGAGTTGCCGCAAAATCTCTTAGACCATTTTTTGAAAAGAAAGACTCTTTCTTCTTACCACAAGTAATTGTGAATTTTACATTGGGGATAAAATAGGAAGTTAGTTCCAATTCGTTTCTGATTCTATCATAATTAAAGCATTTTTCGTCTTGTTTCATATTAAAGACTGATTTATTTGGAGAAAATTCTATTATGGTTCCCGTTTCATTTGTTTCTTCGCCTTGTTGAGCGACTTCAAAATCAGGAATACCATCTGTAAAACTCATAAACCAAACATAACCATCTCTTTTTGTGGTTACTTTAAAACTCTTGGAACAAACACAAACAGCAGAACTACCAACACCATGTAGCCCTCTAACTTTTTTATAATTCTCTGTGTTAAATTTTCCACTACTATGGGCTTCTGTAAAAAGATTTATAAGGATTTCCTTTGAAGCATTATTCGGTCCATGAGGAATACCAGCACCGTGGTCTATTATACGAATCGTATCATAATCTTCTTTTATTTCTACCTCGATTAAATTACCACGACCCATAATAGCCTCATCACAACTATTATTTAATATTTCGAGGAAACAGTTAAAAATTCCGTTTTCTCTATCATCACCAAGATACATTGCAGGCGTACTACGACAGGCATCACGAAACTTTTTAATCTCTATTGAATCAGCATTATAAGCCATCTTAATCTCCTTTTCTCTTATTTATATAATAATTATATCACAAAATTAAAAAGAAAGCAAATTTATTGCCTTCTTTCTTAATAATATCATCTAAATTAATTTATTTTGCTCTTTTACACATTAGATATATTTGTATAATGCCTACTACTAATATTAAAAAGCTAAAATTACCTGTATACATCTCATTAATTATATTTTGAAACATTAAAATACCTGCTATTTTATACTTAATATAATAGGAATATGGTCTGAACCACATACCAAATTATTATTATGTAAGTGTTCGATACTTTGAATCCTTGAGCATAATTCTTTACTCACTACAAAATGGTCAAGCCGTAGCCCCTTAACCTTTGTTTTAGACCGATTACTAAACCAGGTATAATCAATTTTTGTAGGATTTAAATAACGAAATACATCAACCATTCCTAAATCTAATTTTTCCTTAAATGCCTTCCGCTCTTCTGGCGAGCATCCAGCTAAACACCAAATTCCAGCATCTCGCTTTTCCGGTGCCACATTAAGGTCACCGCAAAGAATAATTGGCTTAATCTGCTTCTTCATAAATTCAGTAAGACCAGTCTCCCACTCAATTCTACGAGGAAGTTTTTCAAGGTTTTGACCACTATTAGGAGAATAAGAGCCAATTAAAATAAAATTTTCAAATTCAAGAATACACACTCGCCCAGTCTCACTACCATTATCATAATCGGTCTTAACCGAAATTGGTGCGGGTAATTCTTTCTTTACAAAAATAGAGCTACCCGCATACCCTGCTTTTTGGTGGATAGAATGATAGTGGTTATATTCAGATAAAAAATCTTTGGGAAGTTGCTTTTCATTAGCTCTAACTTCTTGAATACAGATAATATCTGGATTCATTTCTTCAATCGCTTTGCCGAAACCTTGAGCTATTCGCGCACGAATACCATTTACATTCCATGATAATATCTTCATTTTTTCTCCTTATTAAATCTTTTCTTTTTTTCGCCAAACCCATTAACCCAAAATAAAGCATTTCGCGCGCGAGTAGCCGCAACATAGTTCACATTTAGTTCTTCATCATTATAATACTGCGCGCCAAGTACGACGACATTATCCCACTCCAAACCTTTTGCACTATGAATTGTTAAGACTTTAACTGTATTGTTTTGAATTTTTTTTGAAAGTTCAGCTTTCTTTAAATCACCTTGCTTAAAAGTATCATATGGAATATTGGCTTCTTCTAACTTTTGCATCACCATATAAACTTGGTCGTTTTTCCTTGCTAAAATTGCCCAGTCGCGATAATTTTTACTCTTTTGTATTATATTAATAACAGTTGAAAGATTTGCGGGCAACTCTTTAACGAATCCTGGCACATTTCTCATTGGAATAGAATCATCAATAATGCCAGTTCTTTGGATGCCCTTTTTCGCATAATTAAGAATTTCTGTTCCATTTCTATAATTTTCATTAAGACTATAACAACTTACATCTTCGCGCTGAGATAAGTTCTTTAATAGCTCAGGTTTGCTACCTGACCACATATAAATCGACTGGCGCAAATCGCCAACAACAAAAAAGTTATCGGGATTTATCATATCAAAAAGAAAAGAAAACTGTAATTCGTCGCTATCTTGTGCCTCGTCAAGTAAAATATAATTTAATTTCTTAATGCAATGAGGATTTGATTCCACCATTTTAAATAGTCTATCAAATTTTTCATCATTAATAACTTTTTTGGTATCTATTCCATTAGATAAAAGAAAGAAATTTGCGAGGGAGTGAATCGTTCCAATAAAGATTCCATCTTTATAATCTGAGCCTAACCTCGTTCTTAGTTCTTCAGCTGCCATGTTTGTGAATGTAATAACTGCGATTTCTCTTGGATTAACTCCTTTACGAAGCAACTGACGAGTTTTTTCAGTTATAAGAGTCGTATTATGTGTAACTATGAAATTATCTGTAACAAATAATTTAGAAGGATTATCAGTAGTAATGCAGGTCATTTCTACTTCATTATTGGTTTCTTCAATAGAAATTATTGCTCTATGGCTATATACAGAAGTTGGTCTCCATTGCTTTTCTCGTTTGGCAGAACGATGTAACTTAGGGAATAATTTCGAAGTTTTAATATGTAGTCTATAAACAATTCCGCAATCTTTTTTCCCTTTAACACTGTTATTACATGTTGCCCTTTTTTCTGATAAGGTCGCTGTTAACCCTAAGCTTTCGCATACTTCCTTACAATCAAGAATTAATTGTTTAGATTTTAAAATTAAATCATAACTTGAACCTTCACAATATCCATCAGTATCAATTAAACCTTGAAGTAATAATAGACGATTATTAATAGAGTTATATTTATATTCATTAGGTATAAATTTTGTTTCAGAATTAGTTTGCCATAAATTATATTGTTTTAAAATATCACTAAAAATATGTTTGTGATTTGTATTAATTTGATAATCATATTTATCTTTATGTTTTAGAGAGGCCCCAATTGAAAGCAATCCTTCATTAACCCATTGTAAAACATCTTTATCTTCATTAGTAAAAACATTTTTACGAAAACTTCCATCTCCAAGTAATGCTCCCATAGTATATGGTTCAATTTTTAATTTTTGTTCCGGAAATTGAATGGGTTGAGTCATGGGAATAAAAATATTTTTTCTTAGCGATTTTCCTTTACCAAAATTATTTTTAGCTCTTGCTTCCTTATATAAAGGATATTTATCTATAATCTCTTGTAAAGAAGCTGTAATCCAAGTTGAGCTTTTATGACTTCTTAAAGACTCTGTTTGAAAAGTCCATAAATGTTCATTACAACATTTAATTTGAGTCCTATCTGAAAAAGTAACAATATATTCTTTCTTTTTCCCTTGTGGGAAAACACCAGTTATTTGATGTAGATTACCATCTTCTCCATAAATTTTATCTCCAATCTTAGCATTTTCGATAAAAATCGGACCATTAACAGTATAAAGCTTACTACCATGACTAAGCGCTTTGCCCGCGGCCGCGGCGGCTAAAACAACTATCCTCTTATCTTCTTTTTCCAAGATTTCTTTTTGTAATTTGCTTAACTCCATTTTATCCCTCTCTTTGATTCGTTTTTAAATATCCATTGGATTACATTTAGTAGGGTCACACTCATATGTAAATCTTTTAGAACAGTTATAGCAAATTTCCCAATCTGGATACCAATACTTTTTTATATAATTATATTCCTCCTCATAAAGACAAGGACGAGCAGATAGTTGTAAACAAGCCTTTATTAATAACTCAATAAGTCTGTCTTTTTTCTCTTCGGGAAAGTCGAATTCGGGTGATTTATCTGTGCATATAAAAAAACCATAATCAGTAATAAGTTTATAAAGTTCTTTATCATTTTCAATTGAACCTGGATAATATTTTTTAATATTTGTTTCTAAACAATCAGCCATTATCGGTTCTATAGGATAATCCATGTTTTAACCTCCCTCTCTTTGGTTTAATCCATATTTGTTTGTTTGATAAAAATTTATCCAATATTTTTCTCTTTCATTTATTTTTTCTTTTGGAACTTCTTCTAATATTTCCCAAGTGTAGTTCCATACACCATCCCTTTCCAATCTTGTATGAAAAGATGAGTGCGCAATTGTACCAATAGATAAGGAAGATTTAATATGTTCTATCCATCTTTTTCCAATATCAACACTTCTCCCAATGTATGATTCACCCGTTTTCAAATAAGTTATTTTATATATACCACTTATTTTTCGACCAGCAGTTACTCTTTTTACCATTTCCAAAGATGGTCTTTTAATAAAGATTTCCCAAATTAATTTTTGTAGGGCTTCTTTATTTTTTAACTTATTTTTAATCTCTTCCAAAATTAAAATATCATTTTTTTCATCTTCAAGAATTACTATTTTATAGAATTCTTCTTTCTCTTGTATTTCTTTTTCTCTTAAGATAGCCTGGTTAACCGTTTCCCGCGCCAGGCGATAATCTTCCAATTCGGATAATATTTTTTTAAGTTCTTCTTGAGCCTTTTGTTTTTCTTCTTCGTTTAATTCTTGGAATGATTTTAATATATCGTTTTGGATTCTGATTTGTTCATTATAATAGTTTTCTACTTGTTCATCTAATAACTTTAGCTTTTCCTTTTTCTTTTCCTCAATTAAACGATTAAGTTCTTCTTCTCGTACTTTTAGAAGAGTGTTATTGAATGAAAGCTTTTGACCAATTTCTTCTTCTATTTGTTTTTTTTGGTTATATAAATCTTCTAGTTCTTTTTGGACTTGAACTACTATCTTTTCCCTTTCAGTTTGATAGATTTCATTTCTAATTTTATCTGTGCTTTCTTTTATCTTTTTTTTATAAATGCTATAAGATAGGAGAATTACAAGTCCGCATAGAATTATTGTAATTAAAAATTCCATACTTGTTCTCCATATTTATTTTATACATTAATTATAACAGAAATAAAAAAGAAAGTCAAATTTCTTCGACTTTCTTTACACTTAATCTTCGTCTATTCTTCTATTCCTCTTTCCAGACTATCATCTATCTCCCACTTACAGATTTCTTGATAAAGTAAATTTATGTAACTATTACTGTGAAAACCTTCCCTATATAGGAGATAAGTAACATCAACTGTTTTTCTTTCATAAATCGGTATTCGTTTTTCCATCCGATACTTGTAATAAATATTTTTTATAATATTTCTTAACTGCTGCTTTACCCCATCTTTTACGAGGTCTAAGTCTACTGATAATTTTTCAATAAGTCCTTTTATTTCTTCTATATCTTTATTCTGTTGGTAGTTTACATCAGTTATTTCTTGAGTATTTTTCTCAAAAATATTTTTAATAAAGGTTTTACCACCTTTCGCAAAAACAGTAATTAAGGTAATAGTTGATAAAATTAAGCTAATTATAACAGCAATATCTTTTACTATCTCCATTAGATTGCCCTCCACTTTATTTCAGCTTTCCTGTTGTAAAGTGAAAAAAGCATTAGGGGCATCTATTTTTTTGGTACTCTCTCCAGAGTGTGTCGTTGAAAAACTTATCGTTTGGTAAAAACTTGTCGTTAAATATATCGGCACTTGATTGTAGATTTTTTATTTCCCAAAAAGGAATTATATATAGAGGTATATTATTTGCAGCAGCGTAAGCAATTTTAATTCTATCGCGCTCTTGTGCCTTCAAAAAATCTTCTCTTTTCTTAAAAAACTGTTTTGTGAACTTGAAATGTTGTTCACCTTGAACTTCAATAAGAGAATTGCGCGATGGGATATAGAAGTCGAACTTATATAGCCCATTACGCAAATCTCTAAATTGTTTTTCTTTTTCAAAGGGGATTTTATCTTTATTAAGAAGTTTTATGATAATAGATTCATATGCTGAAGTTCTACTCATTAAAAATCCTATAATAGTCTGTATCATTTATTGTAAGGTCTTCACGCCACTTAAGAAATTTTGGGTGCCTTAAACCACCTGGAACTCCATTTTTTGATGGAAACACTTCCATACAAGTAATTTCAGCAATCTTACCCTTATAATTCTGCCAGTTTTGTAAGACCTCATCTGTTAATCCAGATAATGAACCAATTGGAACTAATTTATCCCCTTTCTTTACACCAATAACCAGACTGCCAGCCCAACCATTAAAATAAGTTTTCGTCACGGGTTCAATCGGCGCCCCGTTCTGATAATCTTTATAAAATTCACCATTTAATTTTTCGCCAGTTCTGACGTTCTCCCAAAATTTCCAAGTTTCAATTTCTTTCCCATTATATAATCTTGTGGGTGGGTTCATGTCAAGAATTACAACATCAAGTGTTTCTTGAAGTTCTTTCTTAATTTTAAGGGTTTTTCGCGCAGTCCTTTTACCAGGTTCTGGTAAGGAATCTTTTTTAGTTATAACGATTCCTTCTTGACCGCTTGCAAGACCAATCTGAAGTTTCCCCCAAAGTTCTTTTCCTTCATAATAATGAGCAAATTTTACATAACATATTTCATTTTTTGATGCATATTCTTTAAGATATTTATCTTCTAACAGACGTAGAAGCTCAACCCTATCTTTAAAGGGGGTTTTGAGCATACTGCGCCCGTCAAATGCCCATATATCAAAAACATAATAATGAAGTTTTTCACCGATTTTTTGTCTCTCAATAGCTTTTTGTTCAAGGCATCCCATGATGGTTGTTACATTAGAACTACCCTCTTTATTTGGAAAATAAATTTCTCCGAGAAGGCAAGTTCCATTTGGCAAACTGTTGAAAAACGGTTGAAGATGAGGCACATGACCTATTTTATTCAGAAATTCACCACCAACCCCTCTATTACGCCCTTGAAGGCGCATATTACCATCCATATCTTTAATAAAACGGTAATAGGCGCCATCTATCTTCCTCGCGCCCAAATATTCGTTGGAAAAAATCATACTTTGGGTTTCAGCCTTAGAATCTTTCTTATAGCCTTTTGGAAAAGACCAATACTTTTCAGACTCCAGCTCATGAAATCTTACACCGTCAATACTACCAAAATCACCCATAATTTTCTCCTCTTTTATTTATTTTCTACTATTAGTATACCTTAAATTTCCGAATAAATCAATTTCTAAATTGTCCCAATGTTTTACATGGAGTCCTTCTTTTTCAACAAACTCAAGGGCTTTATAGGTTAAATCTAAAAGTGTACCATTATTATCAATTTCTATATCATATTGATATTCCAAAACTTCTTCGTCTGCATGATTTAACTTTTTAGAATTTTCCGCTTCGGTTCTTCTAACTATAAGCGACTTTGCGCCAAACCGTTTACACATTTTATCAATTTCTTTTGGCTCTCTACACATTACAAAAATCGCTACCTCTTTTTCATCAAGTCCATGGTACCGAATTGGATATAAAAAATCATTAATACGTCTTTCAATATCTTTTATTGGGATATCATCCCATTCTGTAAGGATATCTTTCAAATCACTTAAAAATTTTCTATCTTTTGGAGTTTTTTCTCCATTCCAACCCAAATCTTTAGCAATTTCTTTAACCAAATCAACGGTTGAAAGAATAATACCATAATTTGGTGTGGTAATATCAATTACCTTTGAACAAAAAGTATCTTTGCCACTACCTGGCGCGCCATTAACGATATATATCATGTTTTTCTTTACTCCCTGCTTGTATATATTGTAAAACCCAATCTACAAATCTTTGTTTAAAGAAGATAATTTTATCTCCTTCAATAATTTGGCTGCCTTTAAGAATACTATCAATAAAAATCCAACTTTTTGCGTCAGCTAAAAAATCTTGGACTGGTTTAAGGTCCCTTAGTGATTTTAGTTCATTAAGATAACTATAATCATCATACTCATAATAAAGTTGAATCATCATACACTTATAGATATTATATAAGGTCATACCTAAAAGTTCCATCTTTATTTCTCCATTGATTTCATAAATCTTTTTAAGCCCCCAAACCTGTCCAATGATATAACTAGAGTTTGCTCTAAAGAAAAAGTTGGATTCTTTATTATTTCTTGTTAGAGAATTCGGATTATCTCTCCAAATATAAGTACATTCATCAATTTTACCAGGCCTCTTTGCACAATTAACCGCGACTAAGTTAAAGTATGCATCTTCATTTAATCTGAGTTCATTTGGAAAACGAATATTGTTTTCTCTTAAATATTTAAGACGATAAATTTTCCCATGACAATTAGATACTATGAAATCTCCTGCAATATAGCTATGATTATTTGCGACTGTAATGTTATAAACCATTTCAGAGGGTTCTTTTTCTATAGAAATTCCATAGGTAAAACATTTATCTTCTTCTTGTGTTACCCATCTTGAAACAGTATTATCATCATACCAATAAATAGTATATTCATCGTGACGATTACAACTTTTACCTTGAATGAGTTGAGTAGTTTCGTCTAATTTCTTTCTACCATAGGTAGGGGTATAGCCTAGAGTTCTCAATATTAGCGCAGTTTCATATGCTAATTGTTTACTGACTGTTATAATCTTATTTTGCGCGCGACCGTTTTGTCCTATAACTGTACAGCCATCTGCCTCAAAGTATCCTTGGAGCAAAGCTTTTAATGTTTCGTCATCCCATTGTAAGAAGTCAGAAGGAAAATGCTTATCAGTGGCGCGTCTTCCGCATTTTTCAAGATAAGAAATTAATTCTTTATTACTCTTGTGTAAAGTAAATTCTGGGCAATCTGGGCGACTGGCTCTTTCATGTTTACCAAAAGAAATATTAGCTTCCTTTAATTTTTCCGAAAGGTATTGTTCTTCTTCTTTTGAAGAACATAGAAAAAATGAGGAATATTCTTTTACAGAATTTTTAAGTTGGACTTTTTTAAAGGTCTTCCATCCATCTCCAACATATCTTCCAATAATATAAGCTAGAGCCGAATCAATTTTTTTTATCCTATTATTAGGAAGTTTGAAAAGGGCAAGTTTGTCTTGGTGCTTTATTTCTTTAAGCGGCTTTTCAACTAATTCATGATTGTTGTAAATGTAAAACTTATGATTATCTGTAACATTTAGTGATAGCGCGCCGCTAACTTTTGTTGATACTATATTATTAGCCATGTGCGCCATGATATTTTCTATTGGTTGTAATGAACCATCTTTTGTATATACTAGGTCACCAACCTTTAATTCTTCTATTGGTCTATAGCCATTTTCTGTTAAGATAGGAGTTCCTGCTGTAAAACACCAAGTAACTGGTGTTTTAAAAACATTCAACTGAAAACCAGGGTTGTTTTTTTCTTCTGCTATAAAAGTGCTTGAAATAACATCAGCATTATTTCGTTTGGCTTCTCGATACAAAATTTCAACTGCGCGTGGAGTAAGCATATCATCTGAATCTAAGAACATAACATAGTCACACATTTTGGTACAATCCATTCCATATTGACGTGCTGTACCTGGGCCACCATTTTCTTTTTGAAGTAAAAAGATTTTTAATCCGCGCCTCTTATACTCAGCAATTATATCAGAATAATCTTCTCCATCGCCATCTTGGACTATGGTAACAAGAAACATATCTTTCGTTTGCGCCACCAATGAGTCAAGGGCTTTGGGAAGGGTCTCTCGCGCCTTGTACGTTGGTATAATTACATTAACCATTTATATCTCCTTATATAATAATAGATTATTATTTTTTCCATATAGGTATTGCTTTTTATTATTTTCTTTCTTTATTAAAGAAAAGACTTACCCTATTTTAGATTATACACCCATTTTAAAATAAAGTCAAATTTTTTGCTTTAACTGCAAGGTCATCGACAAAGTTGTTCCATTTGGAATGGGTAATTTTGTCATCTGCATGGCCCTTTACCTTTTCAAATGTGAACCTTCTATCCTCAAAAAATGGGATAAGCCGCTCCCAAAGGTCTTGATTAGCAACAGGTTGCTTTTTACTATTCTTCCAGCCATTATTCTGCCAGTTTTTATACCAATTCTGTTTTTTACAATTTATACAGTAGGCACTATCAGAGTAGACAATAACAGAATCAAACTCTTTAATAATAGTTAAAGCTTTTTCACAACCGTTGATGATTGCTAATAATTCGCAAATATTATTGGTTGCATTTTTAACGTGACCGCTATCATAGAATAGGAGGTTATCTTCATTATCAAGTATTGCCCAAGCATAGCCACCTACTGCGTCAGCCTTTCCGTTACCACTGGTAGCGCCGTCACAATATATTTTTATCATCTTAGCTCTCCCTTTTATAATATTCTTCGTAAATATTCTTTACTTTTTCTCTTGGAAAATTAAGGTGTGAACACATAAAATCCAAATAATCATCAATTATAATTCCATCATTTTCTTTTAACTTTAACTTTTCAATTTTACGAAACTGCTTATTAAAAAGTTTTGTAAAAAATGGAATCTTTGCCTGAATTTTATATCCATAAAGCCCACTTGCTTGGCGCGCGACAGATAAAAACATAAGATGGTCTTTATTCTTTACATCGAAGTGTATAAATTGAATTGTATTATTATGCCTAATAGCATAGGAATGTATGTTTATAAAGGTTGCTTCAACTAACCTGTCATACGCATCGAGTTCTTGTTTTGATAAATTCATATTATTCCTCCTTTTATATATATTTATTATACCACAAAAAACATAGAAATGCAAATTTCCTCAAACTTTTTGAGCTACAAATTTAAAAACTGACTTATATCTGGAAGGATAAAAGGAGGTATAAATTATGAAATACACACGAGTCCTTAAATTAGGGAGTAGTGGTGATGATGTCTTCTATATTAAGAAATGTCTTTTCAGCCTTAAATACTACCCAAGCACAATAACAGCTATTACAAAAAAAACCTTTGGTAATGACACAGTTAAGGCTGTTTTAGCTTTTCAAAAAACTAATAAAGATAATACTGGCAAACAACTTGTTGCTGATGGCAAGGTAGGACCACTGACATGGGACGCAATTGTTAGAGAATATCAGAAAATTTCTGCTACAGAGCCAATATATACAGCACCAGTTCTTAATGGACTATTAAAAGTTGGTAGTCGTGGAGAAGAAGTTCGAGTAGTTCAGCTTCGCCTTAACCAATTAGGCTTTAATTGCGGGACTGTTGATGGTATTTTTGGCTCTAAAACTAAAGCCGCTGTTGAGGCCTTTCAAGCAAAGAATGGTTTAGTTGTTGACGGAATTGTTGGTAGTAAAACTATTGCAAAATTATTTGAAGTCCCAACTCCAGCTCCAGCTCCCGCTCCAGTTTCTCTATTGAGTGATTATACCCACATTTCGAAAACGAAAAGGGATTTAATCGAAAAAGACTTAGCTGGTGTTTCAGAAATTAGAAAGAAGATTGTATTAGAAATCTTAAGATGGTGTTATGATTACGAAGTCGGCGGAGAACCGCGCGCACTTTATATTATTGGGGCAAACCTCTATAACACTAATAAAGAAATTTTCTATCCTACAAAGGAATATATAGAAAAACGAGCAGCTGCACGTCCAAGCTATTTTAGCGGTGGGCGTAAAGAATTTATGTTAGCTCAAATTGCTAAAAATCCAAATCTCCCTGCCGCAGACTGTTCTGGTATGGAAGTTGGATATATGAGGAAGTTTGGTATCCAGACATTTGACGCCACTGCAAATAGTCTATGTAGTAGCGCACACTCTGTTAGTATTAACAAGAGTGCATTAAAACCTGGTGATTGGGTTGGAAAGGACGGTCATATTGGAACATATGTCGGAGGCGGTTACGTAGTTGAATTCTACGGCGGAGCCTATACTTGCGCACTTACTGCTTTAAATAAGAGAACAGCTTATAACTTTATAACTAAAAAGTTATCTACTGGTTCTAACTGGACAAAGTTCCGCAGGCCACTTTATTATTAATTGGAGGAAATAAATAATGGAAATGATTGGTTTAATTCTCGCACTGAGTGCGATTATGTGGTATATTATTGATAGAGTGAAGCCGCTTTGGGCTGAGGTCTCTTTTGCAAAATACATTACTATTGCTGTATCAGCAATTTTTGGTTTTGGTCTGACATTCTCATTTGGCTTGGATATTATCTTTGCCTCTGGTTTGTTTAGCGCAATAACGCCAGCGGGTCAGATTATAACTGGATTGGTATTAATGAGTGGCAGCTCTGCTGTGGCTGAAGTTATTGCGAGAATCAAGGGTGAGCCACGGATTATTACTGACACCAGAGACGATAATCTCGACGAATAAAATTTGACAAAAGAAAAAATCTGTGATATTTCGCGTGCGCGCCCGCGATATTAATAAGGTATAAAGGGGACTAAATTTTAGTCCTCTTTTTTTAACCTTTTCAAAATTTGTTTTTTGCTGAAATCTAATTTATAATAAATATAGAAAAGTTAAAGCACGAACAGCGGAAAATATTAGGTGCTTTGCTTTTACTTTAACCGAGTAAAAGGAGATTATTATGGATTTTTCAACAATTGCAAAGAAACAGGGGCAACTTAAATTTACCGAAAATGGACAAATGGCTTATAACACAACCAACTCGAACTTATTAGACTTGTTTGGAACTATCGGTGCGCTTCGTACTCGCGATAAGGCGGAAATCGAGGATAAATTTGCGCGGGCTTTTGCAGAAGACGCTCTTTTAGCCACAAAGATGCTTTTTTATGCCGGTGACATTCGTGGTCTTGGACTCGGAGAGCGTAGAACTTTCCGTATCTGCTTAAAGTGGCTTGCCATGAATTATCCTGACATTGTCAGAAAGAATATCACAGCAATTCCTATGTTTAATCGCTGGGATAGTATTTTTGAACTCGTTGGTACACCTTGCGAGGAAGATATGTGGCGTGTCATTGATAAACAGCTTCAGAAAGATGTTTCACAGGCTTCAGCCGGTGAGTCTTGCTCACTATTGGCTAAGTGGATGCCTTCAGAAAACGCCTCTTCAAAGGCAACAAAGGCTCTTGCTCTTAAGGCAATTAAAGCTCTCGGGATAACTCCTCGTGAGTACCGTAAGGTTTTATCCAACCTGCGTAGATATATCGACGTCACCGAAATAAAGATGAGCCAGAATGAGTGGAACTCTATCAACTATGAGGCCGTGCCTTCAGTTGCTATGAAGAACTACCAAAAGGCTTTTGCGCGTAGAGATGCTCTTCGTTACCAGGAATATCTTGCTTCAGTTAATAAGGGTGAGAAGAAGATTAATTCTTCAACTCTATATCCTTATAACCTTGTAGAGCAGTATCTGTACTATTGTAACGGTGGCCCTGCTACCGAAGCACAATGGAAAGCTCTTCCTAATTATGTTTCTGGTGAGAACAATGTTCTTGTCATGGCAGACGTTAGTGGCTCAATGTATGGTCGTCCTATGGCAACCTCAATTGGTCTTGCGATTTATTTCGCAGAACGTAACAAAGGTGCATACCACAATCTTTATATGACATTTACTGACCAACCTCGGTTTGTATCAATCAAAGAAGGTGCGACACTTCGTGAAAATGTTCGTTTCGTTGAACGGGCAGGAGTTGGTTACAACACCAATCTTGAAGCCGCTTTCAATGAAATCCTAAAAATGGCGGTGCAGAACTCTCTACGAAATGAGGAATTGCCTAAGGCTTTACTAATCGTTTCCGACATGGAAATCGACAATGTGGTTTCTCGTGAGGGTCTTGACTTCGTTGAGATAATGAAAAAACGTTTCGCGCAGCATGGGTACAAAATGCCTAAGCTGATTATGTGGAATGTGGACAGCCGTCAGGATACTTTCCTTACTCAGGGCGACGATGTACTCCAGGTGTCCGGTCAGTCTACAAATACTTTCAAATCAGTCTTAAGTAGTATTAATTGTAGTGCTTATGAATTGATGTTGAAGGTTTTGAATGACGAGCTTTACTCCTGCATCGAAATTTAATAGCCTTTAATGATGAAGAAAAGAGAGAAGTGATTCTCTCTTTTTTAAATTTGCTTTTTTAAAAAATTTCTGTTATACTATATATAGAAATAAGAAAATGGAGATTATATATGATGGATAAATCTTGCGGTTATACAGTAGTATTTTCGGTTGGTAAAATTTCAATGAAGCAGCAACAAGAAATTTATGATTTACTCCGAAAAAACTTGAGTTTTGACATGAAAGATTATCTTAGTATAACAGTAGAAGACCCAATTGGCGGGAAACATAACCTTTGGGAAAACAGTGGCGTCAAACCCAATGGAGAAATTTGTAAGAAATGTACCTCTATTGATTGTCAATATTGTATAAAATATAAGGAGGATAAAGATGGCAAATAAAGTAACACAAGATGATATTAGGGTTTTTAACGAAAAATATTATGTTTG